TAGCCTTCAATATTTCTGTAAAAATCCCATAAAATTATTGCCGGATTTCTTGTAAAAGCTGCCGTTCCCCCGCCGATAGGCTCACATTTTGCGAACCTGCCGTCAATTGTAATGCCAGTAAGCGAACCGATTTGATCGTTTTTCTTTAACTTCAGCCCTGTGTGCGCTATGCCTCGATAAGCGCAAGCATTTAAAGAAAATAAATCAGCACTTTCAACTTGTATTTCTGTCTGTGAATCTGTCCCAAGGAGTGAATTTTTAAAATGGTCGCTGTCTGAATAGCTACTATTCCACCATTTAACATTCTTCAGATAGTCCCATTCGATATTATTTAATCTCCAGCCAAGAATTGAATCAATCTCGCCTTGCCCGTGCCCAATTATTACCCGTATATCATCATCGCCAGGATCATTTGAGCGGATTATATTTCCCGCTATTCTGCACCGACCGTATGCCTTTGCAACCGGCTTTCCTTCCTCAACTGTGTATATAGGATTGTTTTTACCGTATGTGGAAGAACTTGGGACGTCAGGGGATATTAAGTCCGTTGTTACATCCCATAACTTTTTTGTTACATAATAACCAGGCCCCAAAGCAAGAGAAGTAATATCTTTAGTTATGATTTTAAATGCTTTACTAACTTTTTTAACATATCGTCCCAGACCCATCAGTCTTCTCTCCACATACCAATATGTATAAACCCACCAAAATTATTTTTATTGTCTGCGATGGGACCGTAATTATTATTAGCCTGGCAATCGTCCCAACTTTTAGGGCAACCCTTCCAAACCTGATACGTGCAGGTATTATCAACGGCTACCGGCAACGCAAGATCAAATGTTATTGTATCAGTAGCCGCCACAAAATCTTTTACTTTTCTCTTATATGTCGTCCCGCTTTTTGTTATTTCAATCGCTCCATAATTCCAGTAATCGTCTGCTTGTGTTAATATTGAGTCAACCAAAGTACTTGTCGTACCTGAATCTGCCGTCCCTGACGCTGTTAATGCCGCAAGGTCTGCATACCCATCCTTATTGCATTGAGCGTCACCAAAGGCATGCTGGCACTGTTTTTCATACATATTTTGAATCATCCTTGTTGGTAACGGTTTCCCTTCATGCGCCGCAACAGTTATCCAATTTCTTGAAATTTCTCTGGGCTGATCCATTGTGCCTGAAAAAACCTCAATATATTCAGTAGAAGCTGTTGGCGCATGGTTATTACTATCAAGGAAAACCCTTTTTATTACAAGCTTTTTGCCTTCAAAAGTATATGAATTGACATAAGCAAACATGTCTTTTGCTGTATTGTCCAGCTTGACAGTTATTTTGCCGATTTGCCCTTCAAGAGTTTGTGAAACATCCCCTACCTCAACCGCTTTCGCTGTGTATGTGTTACCGCCAGGATAAGGGAATATAATATTATCAATGTTGGCGGCATATCGTAATGTCAGGCCATCAAGATATATTTCAACAAGGGCAACAGGCTTTCTACCTTGTGCATTAAGCTGTGTTATTATGTTGGCGTCTAATTCTTTCAATTATTTTTCTCGAATTTAATTTTAGCATCCCAACTATGAGATTTTAGTTTAAACGAAAATGAACCATCAACCCATCTGCCCGATAAATTTTCGGAAGTAATACCAAGGAGCGTTTTTAAATATCCTGGTATATTAGCATTAAGCCAGTTAAATAAATCATAGCTGCCATACCCACCATTATAATGATCATAAAGAGTTTTAAAATTTGCGTCTGATAAACCTGTAAATTCAAGAATAAATCTTTGCACCGCCGTAGTTGAAATATTCTGATAATCCTTTTTCATAGATTCAGATTGAGTAATAACATTATGAAATTCAGGTTCTTCAGGATATGCCCACGTTGGAGTTAATGTAAAATCAGCCATGCTTAATATCCATTCTTTGTCATTTGTCTTACAATCCCATCATTATTATAATTTTCTACTACTGCCCCAGGAGCAACTCTTTCTGCAACAAATTCAGCGATTTGTGCCATAACCTGCTGTTGTGTTTCGATATCCTGAAAAGTAGGATTATTAAGAATTACTTGAACCGGTTTTTGCTGATTCACCTGAACCGGTATTTTCCCGCCTGAAGGTATAGGAATATGAGCCTCTGCAATATTACCAGTTTGATATATTCCTTTTGCGTTTGAAATTCCGCCCTGATCGTATGAAGGCGGCTTAGCTGCTGCAATCATAGCAATTTGAGCAGCTCCCATAGCGTATGCAGTAGGTATCCAGGCAGCGGCCAAAGCCGGCCCCACAAATGGCAATGCAGCCACTGATCCAGCTCCTGCCATCGCAAGAGTAGCTGTATTCATAACAGCCTGAGCAATTGCAAAGGCTTGATACATTCTGAATGCCTTTTTACTGTGCTTCCCGCCAGCCTGTGACATCTGCATGAAAGAATTTGCAACTCCGCCAGCCATCTGTGAGGCTTGACCAAGGGCGTACATAGTTTCAGCTTTTTTTATTTGCTGAAATTTATTAGATGTTAATTGTGCAATTTGTGTCTGTTTTACTCCAGCTTTTTCCCATAATTCAATTTGTCTGCTTAGTTGATCTCGTTCAAGATCAAAACTTGATTTCCCAAGCTTGGCATATTGCTCGTTGAAAGATTCTTTAATTTCAAGTTTTTTTTCTTCTGCTGATTTTATCTCATCAAGTATTTGATCATAATATTTTTGTCTTACACCTTCCATCATTTTGTTATAATTATTTTGCTCTTTATCTATTGGTTTTGTAGGCGTTGCCGTTATTGTGTCTGGCGTTGGAGTTGGTGGCAACCCAGGCGCTGAAACAGGCATTTTTAATGCTACTTGTAAAATCGCTAATTGTTTTTTATATTTTTTTAATTTTTCTTCGGCTTCTTTACTATACCCAGCCCCTTTCCAAAAATTCAGCCAGCCGCTTGAATTGTTAAGCTCACCCTCAAGCCTTTTTATTACTTTTTCTGTTTCTTTAATTTTTTCCAAAGTGACATCTGCTGCCGTTAAAGGTGTAAATTTTTCAGCCCAGTACCCAACTACAAGATTTATTTGTTCGCCGAGCTTTTTTACTGTGGGAATTGCTAATTTGACAGCCTTAGTGAAAGCGTCAAGCGCACCAGTTTCCATAAATTCTTTTTTCATATCAAAATATGCATTCGACAGCCTGTTTAATTCTGCCTGTGCCGTTTGTGATGCACCGGCCACGCCATCTTCATACCGTGAGCTTAAAGCCTTTGCGAATTTAGGAAGAAAATCAGTTGCAACAACTTGCCCCTGCTCAAGCATTTTCCCAAGTCCTGATGTTGTAACTCCCATAGCCTTCGCAGCTATTTGAAAAGCACCTGGCAACCGTTCGCCAAGCTGTCCCCTTAATTCTTCAGCTTGCACGTTGCCCTTAGATATCATCTGCCCTATTGCATTCAGTGCGCCAGAAGTTTCATCAGACGATAATTGCAACGCCGTGGATGCTTCTACAATAGATACATATATATCTCTTACTGCTTGCCCTTCAAGTGCTGTCCCACGAGCTGCTGCTGCTATTTTTTGAAAGTCCGAAATTTGATTTTCAAATACAAGACCCAACCTTTCCGATTCTTCCCGTAAAAATTTTTGTGCCTTTGCGCCTTCTTCTACAGAACCAAGCGCAGCCTCAAGCCCTCGCACCATTTTTTCAGAGGCTATTCCTGTTTTAAGAAAACTTGTCGCCAAAGCGCCTATGCCAGCCGCACCCGCCAAAGAAGCAAACTGCAACTTCATCGTATGCGTGGCTTTCCGTGTAGTGCGCTGCATATCTCGCATACTGCGCTCATACTTAGAAGTCTCCGCCGATATAATTACTTTTGTTTCTTTTTTCACTACCGCCCCCGCCTTACATTCTGCGCCGGTAATTTATTTAAAAATTCTTGTTTCATCTGCTCTTTTTTTAAATCCTTGCTGTGTTTTTCGTTGACTTGCTCGATGTAATAGCTTTCCATTACTCTGTAATAATATAAAACTTTTCTATCGATTCGTGACAAATTAGACCATTTTTCAGGAGTGATTTTAAACTCCTTCATGGTGCTAATGTTCTGATATAATAAGGTGGGAAGGTCTTCTTTTTGTTTTTTTTTGTTTATTTTTAATAGGATTTTATCTGTCAACCCTATCATTTGTCTGACAAAAAATCCTCCTCATCCTCCGCAATTTGTGTAAGCCCCTGAACATCTTTGAAAATCTGCTCACTGTGTGCGCTTGTTATGCCTGTTGATTTTAAAATTGCTCTTTTTTCATCAAAAGTGTTTACTATGCTTCCGTCTTTTTTCTTCCAGATAATATCTAAAGCAAAAATTATTACCTGCCAAATAAAATTCTGCTCATGCTTTTCAAGGGCATTAATATAAGCCTCGTCTGTTGTGTCGAACACTTGCATCATTCTGTTATTAGACAGCCCTAATTCTTTACCTTCCTTTGAGTTTTTTTTAATTAACTCTTTTCTTACTGGCGGCTTAGGAGCGTTTCCCCTAAGTTTTTCTTGATATTCCGCCACTCCTGTTGACTTAATTGGAAGCTCGATAAGTTCTTCCTTGCCATTTTTTGTAATCTTTATAAGAGAAAAGCCAGAACTTTCAAAAAGGTTTTGTCCTTCAATTAATTCTGATATTCGTTTTGGATTGTCCAATATTTACCCCCTTATTCTACAGAAGTCCCGCTGGTAAAAGCTGTGTCTCTTACAACCGTGCCGTATACTTTGCCGCTCAATGATACAGTCACGCCGTCCTCTGCTTCTGAAATTGTTTGCTGGTCAATCGGAAACCAAACCTCATTATAATGCCATGCAATATCTGTTGACCCGTCAAGAAGATATTCAACATTGCAAGTCATTTTTGTAGTATCTGCAAAGGCAGGAGAAGCGTTAGAGCCGTCCCTATTGGTGTCCCCCTTAGTTGTCACAAGCGTATTACTATTGACAGCCGGAGAACCACCGCCGTCTTGCATGGCCTCAAGCCAGTCAAGTAAATATCCACACTGTGTTTTATCAACCACAAAAGCTGAAAATGTAATGTCAAACGGTTCAAGGATTACTTCATCGCTTCCTTCAATATAATGAGCGTCTGCATCAGATACGCCCCTGTTAAGAACGAGAATTTCTTCTGTTTTCGGGATGCCTAACGGCCCCGAAAAATCCCCAAGATCAAAATCAAGCTCAAGATAAAAAGGAGTCGCTGTACCATCATATAGTCTTAATTTTCCTTTTTTGTTCGTAAATTTACTCATAATTTAAAATCTCCTTTAAAAAAGGCATATAATACCCTTCGTTTTTAATAAAGTACGCTTATATGGCCTCTCAGGAAGCCGCCCCGCAAACGCTTACAGGTAAAGGGTTTGCGGATATGTCTTTAATATCTAACACCAAAACCGTGTATTTTTTCAATTACACCATAACACCCGCCGACCGTTGTCAATGTAACACCATCTTCTGCCTCTGAAATTGTCTGATTTTCTTCAGGGTAAAAAACTTCATAAAAGGCATACCCAATATTTTTTGTGCTTCCCTCAAAAATCATTTGAATGTTAACTGTTTTTTTTGTTGTATCTTTGAAAGTTGGATTAAAATTTGTTCCATCATTTTTTGTTGTTGCCTTGCTTGTTACTCCAGTCGCCGACCATCTTGAACTATCAGGATTCCCGCAACTTAAAACGACAAATATATCATCCTTGTTCACTGTATCATCAAGTAGGCAAGAAAATGATACATCAAGCGGCTCAAAAATCTTATCATCACTGCCCTCAATGTAATGTGCATTGATATCTGAACTTCCACGATTAAGAACGAGAATTTCTTCTGTCTTTGATCTGCCAAGCGGTCCCGAAAAATCCATACCAGCAAATGCAACTTCAAAATACTGCCCATCCACAGGACAAAGAACATCTGCGTCAGGAGCAGTGGTCGCACTTGTGGTAGTCATTAATTTAATATAATATTTATCTGAATCAAGAGCACCCAGGCCGCCCGTTGCCCAGTTGTCAGGAATTTTAAAAGAAATATTTCCATCCTGTGCAAAACAGTCTCCGCCTGATACAGTGCCATCCGATACACCAGTTAGAACAGTAGAAAAATCAGTACCATCATAGTAATATGCTTTCAGTGCCCCAGACCCTGCGGCATAATTTGTGCCAGCATCCTTCAAGAATTGAACCATCGAAAACACAGAGGTAGAACCTATGAAAACAGCATCGTTAAGATCAGTGAGAAAAGCACTTGAAAAAGCGGCATCGTCTGCCTCGATATCGGTTGTTATATTGGTGTAAGTCGTTATTCCGTCGAATTTCACCATGTCTACTGTTTCATTATCAAGCGGAACTTGGCCATGTAAAATAGCAGAGCTGTCATAAATCCTGAGTTTTCCTTGCTTTCCTGTAAGCTTCATATTTTTATCCTCGATTTTTCTTTAGAAAAAAATTTCTCAAAAAACCGTTTTTCAATATATATCTGAACACCTTTTTCATGTTTTTTCCAGAAAGGTTTAATAATCGGCCTTGCAGGAATATTGATATATTTTGTACTTTTTTTTAAGTGAACACCCATCACATGATAAAATTTTCTTAGTGCAGGAGTTACTTTTCTTCGCCTTCCAACCTCACAAATTCTGATAATCCTTGCAATTTTAGGAGTTAAAAACCCAAGCGTTACCCGTTGTATGCCTTTTCGTACTCCATATCGAAACCTTGAATATTTTCCTAATCCATATAACGGAGTTAAGTGTCGCAACCCCTGCCGTTCTTTTATTTTTATTGTTGTCGGGCTTAATGGCGGCCAGTTCTCTCCGCCTTGTTCGATATAAGCCCGCAACTTCTTTCTGTAATGCCCGCCACACATCTTTAATGCTTCTGCAGATGCCCACCTGGCACGTTTAGGAGACTTTTTTGCAAAATCCATGATTTGTTTATCGTCTATTTTAATATTAATCATGACATTTCACGCTCCAGGGCTATTATTAATGTATAATCATCTTTTTTTATAACGCCTCGCACTGGATCAAACTCCCAAATTTCATCGTTGAAAGTAAAAGTATCACCATGTTGAGGCGTTGAAACATCGCTTGCCTTAACTTCAATTATACAAGTTGCTGTTTCTTCCCCTCTGACATACGGTTCTTGGACATCACCATCTTGTGAAATAACAGCATAAATATAAACCGCATCGATTAATTTTTTGCCTTTCGGAGTATATAAAACCTCTTCGGCAAATTCATCATTATTGAAAAAAACTGATAAATCAGAATTTATGTCTGTCTTTAAAGTCATATTAGGCCGTTATATTGCTAAGCAAATAACCTGCACCAGTGAAAATAAATTCAGGGTCAGTATTATGACGAACCCTGTATATATTCGCTCTTGTTTGTTCTTCCCGATAACTTTCAGTTACAAGATTTTCTGGACTATCATCAGTCCAAAGGAAAGTTCGCCCGACAACCGGTTCTTTCAGTGCAAGCCCGCCTTCGGAAACTCGAAACAGGCCAACATATTCATCATCCCATATATCAGTAAGGCTCATACTTTTATTCTTTTTTGCAGCGTCATAAATAGCGCCGCCCACAAGTATTCTGTCAACTCCAAAATACTGGGCAAGGATTCTTTTCTGTGCTTCCAGTCCGCCAAGCTCAATCGGATTAGTATATTTCAGGGCATCTGTAATTTCAGAAGCCATAAGCACATTATTAAAAACCTTTTCAGCCATAGCCAATACGTTAGGTCTCAATCCTGAAGCCGCCCGCATAGCCACTTTCCCAGTGTTAATGTCTGCCCTTGGAGTGCATGTAGCAGCAGTTGACCATTCAGTCGTAACCGCTGTACTTGAAAAATTACTGGTATTGAATACGGCATCTGCAATTACTTTTTCCTGCCCACGGAGAAGAATATCAACCGCTCGTTTTACGGCAAGTTCTTCAGCGTCGAAAAATCGGGCATACATTTTAGCTTCGACATCGTCGACCTTTTCTTCCCAGCCATCTTCTGAGCAGGAATAGTTATCAGTCTCGAACTCATACCCTGAACGTGGATAACTTCCATCAGGCGCACGTTTGGTAGTTTGCAGTTTCAATAATGCTTCAATAGGAATTACCGGATATTCTGCTGATTTTTCAGATACCTCAAAAATCGGCATAATATCAAGGCCAATAAAGCCCCTTTCTGAAGCCTCCATCATATATTCATACGCTATAGAAGCCAAATCCGGCCTCTGTATGGTTGTTGCGCTTGTTGGTCTTGGCATTTTACTTTACCTCCTTTATGATGTTAAAGTTATTCCTGTATATTCAATCCAGATTGCGGACAATACTATAGTGTCGGTTGTATGCGCTCCTGGTGTAAGCTCAACTGTTAAAGTCTGTGCCCCTACTGGAACATCTGCGGCAGCTATTGTGATTGTATTTTCCGCAACAGCCGCCCCCAAAGCAGATGAAACGCCCTCTACCTTTGTGTCCCCTTCATTGAAATATGAATCTGAAGCAATGGTCGGAGTATCGGTTGCGCCACCTGATTTTGCCCTGAAATGTATCTCTACATCTGAAGCCACATCCAAGTCCGGAGGAAGAGGTGTCTGAAAAATAATTGCATCAGAATTACTTGCAGCCCAGGTTAACACTATTCCGCTGTCAGTATCACCGTTCGCCATGTCTCTTATCGGAGTTGTTGAACCGGTTAACGCTGTCATATTGGTTGCGTCTGACTCAAAAACATTATTCAAATCAATCGGCAAAAATTTCTGTGCGCTCTGAACATGAGTGAATGCTTCTGCAAGAGCCGCCTCAACTGTAGTGGCAGTTATTAAACTTCCTGAATCTGCAACGCTTACTGTTCCGGCAGTAGTAGACTTTACATTCCAGGCCGCAACTTCAATCACTGCGCCAGACACAACAGTTCCAGGCTCAATTGCAATCCCCTGAGCTGATCCACTTGAAGCATCACTTATTTTCCCGTCATCTGCTCCATACAATACTGTGCCTAATGCTATGGCTGAATCAACCGTACACTCTATTTCAAAAGTGCCCGGTCCTGTACACATTTTAACCGCTATCAAGTCGCCATCACTTGCATCAAACTCAGTAACCCCGACAAAATCCTCACCAGCATCAGCATAAATTACTTCTGCCGGATTAGCAGTGCTTGCGGAACTGTCAATTTTCACCCGACGATGAGCAACAAGGTCTTCACCAGCCGTGAATGTTTTTGTTCCATTTACATAAGCCATTTTATGACCTCCTTAACTATTTGATTTGTTTATAAATTCTTGATGTTCTTTTGGATGCTTTCTTGCCATAGCTGAAATTGATTTTCCTTTTGAACAATTATTTTTTTCCTGATAATCAGATACAAGTTGTTCAAAATCTGGTTTATCTTTCTTGGCGGTTTCATCTGCCTTAACAGTATCAACCGGATCAATTTTATCCGATTCAAGATTTGCCACCGCATCTACCCGCAATGTTTTTTCAGCCTGTAATACCTTAACTGCCGCCTGTTCACCGGTTGTTTTTCCGTCAAACTTCAACTCATTAATAAGTTTTTCGTGGCCTGGCATAAGCTGTGATTCAACCGATTTAATTCGTTCACACTCAGCTCTTGCACCTTCCGTTTTTGCCTCCGCCTGATTCTTTTCAAGACCTTCTGCAAGCCCTCTGGCATGCCCAGCCTCAAAAACAGTGTTATAAAGATCAGGACTTTCTGCTTTTAATTCTTCTAAAGTCATGTTTTTGACCTCCTGTTTTTTGCCGGACTTGCCGGCGGTTAATTGTTCAGGCACATTTTTATAATACTGTGCCATATTGCTTATATTGGCTTGTGCTTCAACAGGTTTCAGCATTTCATCTGCAAATCCCATATCCACTGCCTCTTGTGCAGTAAACCATGTTTCATCACTCATTAAATCCGATATTTCTTCATCATCCAGCCCAGTTTTGTCATGATATGCCGACACAAGACCTGACTTCATTTTTTTTAAAGCATTTGCCATTTTCCGCATGTCTTCTGCTGTTCCCCAAACCAGACCCGACGGATCGTGAACCATCATCATAGCGTTTTCCGGCATTTTGATTGTATCGCCTGCCATGGCAATTACAGACGCAATACTTGCGGCAAGCCCATCAACATAGACTGTTATTTTTGATTTGTGCGCTTTAAGAGCATTATAGATAGTATTCCCCTCAAAGACTGACCCGCCTGGGCTGTTGATGTGTAGATTAATATTGTCAGCAGTAATTTTTTTCAGTTCAGAAATAAAGTTCTTAGCCGAAACTGTTGGATCATCTTTCCCCCAGGACTTCCCAATTTCATCATAAATCTCAATCTCTGCCGAATCTGCTTTATTCGTTATCTTGTACCAGTTTCCCATCTGAATTTTCCTTTTCGGTTATTAGTCCCGCCTCTTTTCGTGCATTATATTCTTTCGTGCTTTGCGGATGTTTTTTCTCCCAATCTCCACCGGTCATTTCTGCTGTAACCTCTGAAAGTGTTGAAACACCCATATCAACACGTTCTTTTGCTGCCTTGATTTCTTTCAATTCGTCAATTTGCCCTTTTGTGGGGCCAACCCATTCAGAACCAAGATAAGCTTTTCTTGTTATCGGGTCTGCCAAAAAACCAGGCGCAGCAATCCGGCCTTTTGCAACCGCCTCATACATCCAGACCTCGTATACAATTTTCAAAAAATTATCGGTCAGCCAATTTCTTTCTGACAAAAAGAATTTCCACGCTTCAAGCAAGGCAGCACGAGCAGCAGAGTATGAGGCTGTAAAATGTTTAATTAGAATCTCAAATGGAAGCTCAAGCGCAACTCCTATCTGCCGCAATATTGCCTGTACAAAAGGATCAAAAGAAGTGTTTGGACGCCCTGGATTAGAATCGTGAACTTTTTCTCCTGGAGCTAACCCTATGACCTGAGCAGGCGCAAGTTTATAATCTTCATCGTCTGCATCTGCACCTGTTTCATCTTCCATGTCCGACAAATCAAAAGTTGGATCACCAGTTTCCGACTCAATAAAAACAGTGAAAAATGAACTGATGAGAGCTGCGGACGCTTCAGATTCAGTATATGAACCTAATGTTTTCAACAATTCAATAACAGGCGCTAAATCGGGGACTCCCCTGCTCTGCCCAGGCCTATCAATGCCGTATAGATGGATAATATTATGTAGTCCGGTTTGCTTTCCAAAAGCAGGGATTGATTCCCATTTTTGCCCTTTATTTCTTTTTGTTGTGCCTGGATGATCCTGCAAAATATGATATTTTACAGGCGCTCCGGCTTTATCAGTTTCAATCCCACCCGCCAAAGTTGCTGTATCCTGCACCCATTGCGGGTTGCAAACTCTATCGGCTTCTATTACTTGCAAACGCAAATCATATGGCCTACCATCTATTTTTTTCCTTGGAAGTAAAATAAAAACATCGCCATTTTCTTTTGCCTGCCGATAAACAAGCCTTGTTAATGCATTCCCGTTGCTAATACGGGTAATGTCGCAATCCTTAGATTCCCAAAACAATCGCCATTCCCGCTCTGTATTAGCTTCCCAATTATCCGCTTGCTCATCTGTAAGATTCAGGGCATCACGATCAATTCTTGCCTGAAGTTTCAAGCCAGTACCAACAACATTCGTGACTTTTGTTTTAATTGCCCCACAGGCAAGTGGGTTGTTTCTGACTAAATCCCTGCTGCGTTGACGGAGTAAAGAAAGGTCTGGAAGTATTGCTGCATCAGCGTCGCTGTTAAGTGTTTGCCATTCTTTAAGGCTTCTCCGAGTTCGAGAGCCGCCAGTGTAGCCACCTAATAATGCCATTGCTGTTCGTGCCCTGAGCCGTAATGCACCTTTGACCGGATTGAAATAACCGATAATTTTATCTGATAAAGTAGGTTTTACTTTCGGAATTTTCATGCCGGTGTACCTCCCTTGACTCTGATACCGCCACGGGTTAGTCTTTTGACCTGCATATCCCAAAAAGTTATATTTTCTCTGATTTCTTTTGCGTTGGCACGAGTGAGAGACCGACCGCCAATCGAATATGATTGACCGGTCGCAACAGCAGTGCTGGCTGTTAGCCATGAATCTAATTGTGCATTTGCTTGTGTAATTGTGATTCCTGCCATATACAATTCTCCTGTTTCGGAGAAAATAACATGACTTTTTACTATTTATTGCGGATTTTGTGTATTTTTAGGTATAACTTAGGTATAATTTTGGTATGATTTTGGTGTTATTTTTCTTGACAGAGCCGAATAAACGGGCATAAAAAAAGCCCACCCTGGGAGGATGAGCTTAAAAAAAACTATGTTTGACCATTTAGCCAACAAATGATTTTATGAAACATGAAAACAACGCACTTGCAGCTATTCCAAAAAAACATAAAATCATTACTGCCGGTATGGTTGCAAGTGCCCACTTTACCATAAATCTCACCATTGCTGTGAATGGCATATCTATATTAGAGATTTGCACTTTTGGAGCTTGTTTTCCTTTTAATCTATTTATTTTTGTTCTTTCCATTTTAATTTCTCCCTTTGTTAAAATTCCCTGCCTTGCCCTGCCGAGCCTTGCCCCGCCGTGCCCCGCACCGCCGCGCCTGGCCGCGCCACGCCATGCCTCGCAGATTATAAACTAATC